GTACTCTTCTGCAGCTGCTCCTGAAGTGTGCGTGTTTCCTTGAATCTGCCGTTGATAATGTTCTGCACTCGGCGGCTGAACGCGTCCTTGTAATCGCCTTTTATCAGCTTTTCAAACTCCGCGTCCTGATTTTCGACCGTCGATGCCGTAACATTGATCTCGCTTTCCGGCTGTGCAGCGGCGTCCTGCGTTTCAATCGCCCGTGTCTGCTCCCCGGCGTCGGAAGCCGTGGCGGCCGTTGCCGCCGATACGCCCGCTCCGTCTCCTCCGCCCTCGCCGAACAGCGTGAGCGAAAAAGCCTTTGTTGTGTCTGTGAACATAAAAATTAACCTCCATCGTCTTTCCGAAGTGTCTTTGTGATTATATTATAGCGGTTTAATTTTCGATTTTCTCCCCGCCTTCAACTGTAACAATTACATTTTTCGGATAGTTGTCTGCGATAAGCTTTGCGCCCGTGCAGAA